ACCAGATATACGATCGTTATTACTAGGAGGTGTACAAGGTGGCTAATTCTTTCAATGAAAGAGAAGTTAACAATTACAAATTTAGTGAAATAGTAAATAACTGTTTAGTAGATGTATGGCAAAAAACTGAAGAAGCTATAGCAGACCATGAAGATGAAATGTATGCAGAAGAGCCAGTAATTACAGATATGCCACAAGGCATGGTAGTTCAATATATACCTAATGGTCTGTTAATTTGGTTTGGAAAACAGGAGGATATGAATGGCGAATGGTAGTAGTAGAGAACGTGGCAGAAGAGGTGGAGTAAAAAGACCTGCTGCTGTTTCTGGACCAGGAAGACTTGCAAGGAGAACTGATGGTCAAGCACCTAGCATAGAAGATGTTAGAGGTATGGTTACTGAAAGTGCAGGAGAAGAAAAAGCACTTGTAGAACAAGTAAGGCAAGGTAACGTAGAACAACCTGCTGCAACAGTTGCTGCACCTGCAGAACAACCACAACAAGAATTACAACCTTTACCACCAGCAGTAGGTGATATATTTGCACAAGGTGATGGTACACCTATAAATACACCATCTAGTATGCAAGCACAAGAAAGTAGCTTATTAGAACCAGATGATGTTATGTTAATTAGGGCAATGGCACAAATAAATCCTTCATCAGAACTTATAAGTTTATTACAGTTTGCGGAACAAAAAATAAATAGAACGCCACAACAATTCGGATAACACATGGGTGTATTTCATTTTGACAATCCTAAGTCAGAACAAGACTTATATAAAGAGTTACAAGCTAGAAAAACACAATGGAACAGAGCGCAAGCTAGTGTAACAAAAGAAGACGCACAACGTGCAACAGCAATAGCACAGTTGTATCCTAACTTTTCACCAGATGTTATTACATCTCTTACAATGCTACAAGTAAAACCAGAAGCAGAAGTTTTGCGTACATTGTCAGAAAGAATATTAGAACATAATAAAAAATCATTAGTAGATAAAGTATTCGATCCATTAAAAGGTGCAGTTAGATTTGGATTACTTGCTTTAGAAGATTTATATAGAACATCTGTAGATAGACCAATTAACTCTATGATTGCTGCAACTATAGGTGACAAAGCAGAGGATCTTACATTTGCAGACGCATACAAGCAGTCAGGTAAATCAACCGTTAGACAAGTGTTTAGTAATTTAGCACAAGGTAAAGAGGTTAATTTAGGTGACGGTTTGTTACCAAACTCTGATGTATTTGATCCAGACAATCCAAACAGTAAATATTATGACGAATATAAATATCTTATACAATCTGGTTTTGACAATACACGTGCGCAAAACATTATACAAAATCAATTAGGTTCTGCTATTACAGAAATAGATAGACGTATGCAAGAAGACAGTGGTCAGTTTACTATTACAAGACAATTAGGAACTGGTGAAGAAGTAGCTGTACCTATATCTTTAGGTAGAACAGTTGCATTAGGTATGACAGAACCTGGCACAAAAGGTTTTAACGTTGTATCAGGATTATTAGACGCAGGTAAAGCATTGTTTTTAGATCCTGCAAACTATCTTACATTAGGCGCAGGCGCATTAGCTAAATCAAGAAAAACACTTGCACCTAGTGACAACCTTATAAACATGATTAAAAAAACTGATACAAAGTTTACAGACGCAGAAAAAGCACAATTAGGTCTAGTTAAAAGAGGTTGGGGATTACCGTTTTTGTCACCTAAATCTGTTACAGATTATTTAAACAAAGATCCAGGCGGTATGAAGTTTGTAAAATATTTATCTAATTTGCAATCAGAAAGCAAGTTTATGGATATTACAGGCATAACAGATCCAAAAGTAGTACAACGTTTTATGAATATATCACAAGACTTTACTAAGACAGCAGACGAAAAAGTTATAAATATGGCAGAACTCGTAGATCAGTCTATAGGTTTTAGAGATTTACCATTTGGAACAACAAAACCTACTGTAGGTGCAATAGGTAGATTTTTAGGCGGTGCAACAGAAGCAATATCTAAAAACGTACCTGAAGGCACAGGTCAGTTGTTTGGTGCAAAAAAAGTTGTAAAACTGTCAATGATGGATAGCAATAGTAGAGCTGCACGTATTATGGCAACTTATACTAAAGATTTACCTGCACGTTATTTAGATAGCGAAAATATAGAACAATCTTTTGATGAAATAAAAAAATGGTTAGACAATTCTGATTTAAACAGAAATACAAAAGACAGATTATTAAAAGAAGCTATGGTATTAGAAAATGGTGATCAAGCAGGTTTATTCAGAATTGCTACTGAAATGTTAGATGAGGTAGGTAAAGACTTAGTAGATAACTATAAAGTTGACGCAAGAGACGCTGCAGCATTTACACGTATATTTAGTGAAACATTTGATGACATGCGTAAATACTTTATAGACGCATACACAGGTCAGAATGTTAGGCATGCAGGTATGAAAATGAAACCAGTTGTAGTAGAAGGTAAAATGAGACCAATAGCAGACGCACATCTTACTACAGAATTTATTAATAGAACTATACCTATGCCAGACGCAGGACAACTAGCTAAAGCTATGAACTCTATGTCAATACTTAGAAATAAATTAGGCGGTACAAAAGCATTTGATGATTTTATAGGAAAATATCCTAAGTCAATGCAAAAAGGTATTGTTGGTAAAAATATAGATTGGTATTACACAGAGTTTTGGAAACCTGCTGTATTGTTACGTGGTGCATGGTTGCTACGTGTAGTTGGAGAAGAACAACTACGTATGTATACAAGAGGTTATGACAATATATTTTCAAGACCATTGTCTTTAATTTCTTTATCTTTACTTAAAAAAACAGACGCTGCACAAGCAAAAAGATGGACACAAAAAGATGTAGAGTTCAAAGATTTGTTTGGAGATCCACTAGCAGAAAGTTTAGAGTGGAAACAAGGATCTTCACGTATGCGTGGTGCTAACAACAATGACGAAGCATTTGGTGGTGCGCAAAGATCACAAAGAAGACAACAAGGTAGGCGTAAAAAAGCAGGACCTCATGATTACGATATATTAGAAAAAACACAATCTTTTGCAGGACTAAATGCAGGAGATAAAGCAAGTGCAAATAAATTTGTAAGAGCATGGACAAATGAAGTAGCAAAAATATATCAAGATGATTTATACGAATTGTTATTTAAAGGTAAAAACAATCCAGTAGCAAGACAAAACAAATTAAAAGAATGGGTAAAAGGCGAAAGTCCTGCAGCTAAAAAAGTAATAGAAGAGTATGCAAAAGGTGGATCAAGATATGAAGATATTATGCAAACAGCAGGTGGTAGATATGTTTACGCTAAATCTGTAGAAGCTAGGTTACAGCAAGTAGCAGGCGGTGCTTTTGATGAAGACCTTGCAGTGTTAGATGATTTATTAAATAAATTTGATTTTGATGAAATAGATTTTAGTAAAAATCCGTTTCCGTTGCGTATAGATAGACCACGTAATGAAGATTTATACGACATGATGATAAGTGGTAAATTAGGTAAGATTGCAAAAGAAAGCGATAAAGGCGTATGGATAAATAATCCTACACCGCAACAAATTAAACAAGCTACAGAAACTATAGAAGTTGGTGGTGAGATGAAATATTTTATTCCTGAATTAGATGGTTTAACTGGTATAGAAACATTAGATGATTTGTTTGCAATATTTGGAAAAGGTTTTACAAAGCTAGATGACAAGTCTATGCGTAAAGCAGCTAATAAATATTACGACACAATTATAGAAGAATATGGAGATAGCTTACCAGAACTTGTTACAGCACCTATAGAAGGTACTTTATTAGATGATAGTAAATGGTTAGAACGATTTATAGAAAATGGCTTTGACGTTATTATGGGACAACGTACAGATAACGCTTCAAGATCACCAGTATTTAGACAAGCATATTGGCGTGCAGTTTATGACTTACTACCACGTATGACACCTGCTATGCGTACAGTTTTATTAGAAGGTAAAAATTATAGAGCAGGTGGTAAAACAATAAAAGTGTCTGGTGCAAGAAAATCTAATATACCTAACGAAAATTTACTAAGCAGTATAAAAGCTGATATAGGTTTACCTGCACAAAAACTACGTAAAGCAGATACAGAAATAAATTTAGATATGTTTGAACGTAGAGTAAAAGAATTAAACGAAGCAGACGCAAAACTAGGAACTAAGTTTGTAGACAACACAGATGAAATACAAAAGATGACAAATGACTTACAAAAAGTTAGAAGAAAAGGTCAAGCAGAAATAGACGATATAGATGACAAAATTGCTAATGCTATAGACGAAGATGAAATACAAGCATTAACAAAACAAAAAGATGATCTTATTCGTGATTTAGATAATTACACAGCAGAAGAAGGTAGAGAAATAGAATATCTAGGAACTCTTGCAGGTTTTGATGATGGCTTTATAGACGCAGAATATATTGACAATTTTGCTAAATCTATTGCATTGTCAGAGCTACAAGACTTACTTTACGATCTAAGTAAACGTAGTAAGATAACCTACAATCTTAGAGGTATATTTCCTTTTGGTGAAGCATACGTAGAAATATTAACTACATGGGCAAAATTATTAAAAGAAAATCCAGAAATAGCTAGAAGAGGTCAAGTAACAGTACAAGCACTTAGAGACGAAAATCCATTTAGTCCTGTAGAAGGTGAAGGATTTTTAGCTGAAGATGAAATAACTGGTGAAGAAGTATTTTATTATCCAATAGTTAATGAGTTAGTATCTGACGCATTGTTTGGTGCAGACAGAAATGTTGGTGTACGATTACCAGGATATGCAGGTTCTCTTAACTTAGCATTAGAAGTTGTGCCTGGTATTGGTCCAGTAGCAGCTATACCTGCGTCATTTGTACTAGAAGGTACACCTAAATTTGAAGAGACACAAAAGTTTTTATTTCCATACGGTTTACCAAGAGTAAAAAATATTGGTGATTTAGTACAAGAAGCAGGTGTACCTGCGTGGTTAAAAAATGCAGGACGTGCAATGTTTGCATTTAATGAAGACGCAGCACCAGGTGAGTTATCACGTATTGCTGCTAACACAACTATTGATGTATATAGAGTATTAAAAGCTAATGGTGAAGATGATATGACGCCAGAAGCACAACAAAGATTATTAGAGAAGGCACGTTCTATTGGTAAAAATTTAACTATGATTAAAGCATTTTCACAGTTTGTTGGTCCTACAGGATTAAATCCACGTTTTGATATAGGTGATCCAAGAAATGCAGGATCGCTTTACTCTATGCAAATACTTGCAGATAGATACAGAGAACTTATAGAGACACCACCTAAAGATCCAGTTAGCGGTGATTTCTTATATGCACCAGGTGATAACTATTCTGCAACTAAGTATTTTATAGATGAATTTGGTTTTAATCCTTTAGATATATCTACACCTAAATCTATTGTTGTAGAACCTAGACCAGTAGATGAACGTGGTGTACAGTTTGAAAAAGAAAATCCAGAGTTATTTGATGAATATAAACTTACTGCATTTTACGCTGTACCTAATGGCGGTGGTGGTGCTTTTGATTACGAAGCATATACAAGAACTATATACAATGAGCAAAGAGAACCATTAACACCAGAAGAATGGGTTGCTACACGTAACCAAAGATTAGGTGAGTTCTATATGGAAGAAGAGCGTATAGCTACATTACAACAATTTGATATTACTGATCCATACCAAGCAAAACAGAGAAGTAGATTACTTGCTGTTAAAAGAAATGTAGCAGCACAAAGGTTTCCTGGATTTGACACAACAATACCAGGACTACCACAACGAGGTACATTAGATCAACAATTTGATGAACTTAAAAGATGGGAAGATGAACCTAAATTACGTGGATCAGAAACAGGACAAGCTGTTGCACAAGTATTAGATTATATAAAAATACTAGAAAAGAAATCATTAGGTCGTGGATTATCAGCTAATGGTTGGCGTACATCACGTACAATGTTACTTGAAAGACAACAACTTAGAGATTTTATAGGTCAAATATCTGTTAGTAATGATGACTTTTACGTAATAGCACAAAACTTACTATTACCTTTATTCCAAGAAAGAACACAGTTCTTAGAGGATTTGGAGTACGATTATGATACAATGTTAGAATACGGTGCATATTTGCCCGTACAGCAGGGAGAAGCGTGACAGAAGAATATAAGCAAGCACTCGTAGACAGTATTAAAGCGCAAAGACAATTAGACGATAGCGCTGAATTTGCTAAAGAATTGAATGGTCTTGTTAAAGAAGGCATATCAGACGCATTGTTTATTGCAAAAGTAAATACTGCATTAGCTATATACGATCAAAGTTTAAATAGACAAGCTGAAACTGGATTAGGTATAAACAGAACAACTAAGAATGTTATGACTAACGCACTTAACGAAGCTATTGCAAGTGTTGAATTAGAAGGTAGAAACGCAGGTTACGCACCTGGACAATATACAGCATGGTTAGTAAATACACCACTTGACGTACGTGCAGACATATTAGAAGGACTTGATGTCTCTGCAGGTATAAAAGCAGCAGAAGAGAGCCAAGAGTATTTTGATTATCTTGTAGATAAGTTAGATGAATGGTATGACGCTACAGGTCAAATTGGTGCATTAGTTAAACCAGGCGGTGGTAAAGGTGTTGTATTGTTTTCATCTGGTGAATATGACAGATACAAAAAGAATTATGACAATCCAGAAGACACTATGCAAATATTTAGAGAGACTGATCCTGGTAGAACAAAAGTACCTAAAAAAGGATTTAGAACACAACCAACTGTTTTGTATGAACCAATAATGTCTGGTGATCCAGGTAAATATGAATTTAGTGGTGAGTATAACAACAGAGTAAAAGATATATCTGACAATACATACAAGACTGTTGAACAAGCAGGTGGTCAGATAACAAAAATAAATAACGAAACTCTTGAAATAGAAAAACTTACAGTTTCAGATAGTGAATATATAGCACTAGAAGAAGGTCAACTTGATGGTGGTTATACATTAATAAGAACACAAGAAGCTGCTGCAGTAGAACAAGCTAAAGCTGCATTATCAGATCAAGTAGATATTCCAGGTTACGGATTATTTGGTGGTATTACTCCTGGATATACAGTATATAAAAATCCAGACCTAGCAGCAGTATTTGAAGAAGGCAAAGAACTTACACCTGGTGATTTAGCAGCAGAGACAATAACACTTACAGAAGAACAAGCAGCTAAACAGTATGGTGGGCAAGATCACATACAAATTGGTTACAACATGTTGCCACAAGAGAGATTAGCAGTACAAACAGATTTATTACAAGCAGGTTACTTAACCTATGACGAATGGTTTTTTGAACAAGGTAGTTGGGGATCAGCAAGCCAAAGAGCTATGCTAGAAGCCATGACTAATGCTAACTATGAATTAGCAGATATTGGAACACATCTAACAGAAGAGAAAGCAAGACTATACAAGAGACCACCATTACTTCCTAAAGTATTTGTAGAGCCAAGCCCTACACAAATAAAAGCAGAAATAGATGGTGCGTTAAGTGCAATAGGTATTGATAGAGAATTATCAGAAGCAGAGATGGTAGCTTTTGCAGACTTCTATACTGAAGCAAGTAAAGACTATGAAACTGCAGTTGCTAACTTTAACAAGAATTATGACTTAGCACAACGTATGTTTCCTGGTGCAGATAAGAATTTGACAGTACCTGAAGCACCACAAGCTAGTTTGCAAGAGTATGCAGACAGTGTATTAGGTGCAGAGGTACGAGCAACAGAGCAAGCAACAAAGGAAAGAAATGATCTTAGCTACTTGTTTGGCACTCTTGATAGCATGTCCAGGTTGGCTAGTGGTTGATGTATCTGACTATACAGGACAAGTAAATTATTTATCACCTATAGGTGTTTTTAATAACGAAGTACCACAAGACGAAACTGAAATTATAGAACACAAAACATCACAAGCTGCTATTGACTTTTTAAAAGATAAAGAAAAAATAGAACTAGAAGCGTATGATGATGGTGCAGGTAATTGGACTATTGGTTACGGACATACAGGTAGAAGTAGTGGTGTACCTGTAAAAGAAGGCATGGTAATTACAGCAGAAGAAGCTGAAGAATTATTAGTACAAGATTTACAAGAGTTTGAAAAGAATGTTTATAATCGTATGGTCAATTACAATACGCCATTATCACAAAGAGAGTTTGATTATTTAATTATTGCTACATTTAACAGAGGTAATGACATAGTAGGTAAATCACTGTACGAAGCTGTAAGTAAAAGAGATAGAAATACTATTACAAAACTTATGGCAAAAACAATAGCGGAAAGTGATCCTAATGTTATTAAAGGTTTAGAAAATAGATTAGTAGATGAAGAAGAGTTTTTATTTGACTATTCACAATATATACCAACAACTACAACAATGGGACCTGTAAATTTACCAACAACTACAACCACAACAATGCCAGGTAAAACACAGGCAGGTTATCCATTTGATATATACACACCACCAAATCCAAAAAAAGAAAAAGATAAATTAGAAGGTTTTTTAACAAAAATGGAAGAACTAGGTATAGCATACGAAAATAAAATAAATGAGATACTAGGTTTAGCACCAGGAGAAAAACCACCAAAACACGGTGTTTTAGGAAATGCAGTAATACAGAAATTTAATAAATGGTTTGGTAAAAATGGTTGAACAAATACCAGTACCAGATAATTTGCCACCAAAAAAATTATATCATGGTTCAGGTGGTTTTATAAAAGGACCAAAAGGCGTAATAGCAGCAGATAATATAAATTACGATATAGGATTTCACGTTGGTACATACAATGCTGCTGTAGACAGAAGAGCAGGAACTTTTGGTGATGACAATATAAATAAAATTATTAAAACTGCAGGACAATATGTTGATGATAAATTAGAAAATTACAGTAGTGATTTCATGATTGCAGCAGAAGACTATAAAAAAACATTTGATAGTAGCAGATCAAATCCTTTATTTTATGATGAAAGTATTTTTTATAAATTAAATACAGATAAACCATACATACACGAAGTTAGAATAATGGGTTTTATGGAAGATGATAGAGCTACAATGAGATTATTTTGGTCTGATGACGTAATAAGAAGCACATTGCAAGGCAGGAAACCAGATATTATTGAGACACAAGAATATGCTTATGTTGATTTCGATGAATTAGGACAAGTTGATGAGGTATATTCTGGACCACAATTTGATAGTTGGATAAAAAGTCAAAGTAAATTAAACGCACCAGAGTATTTTACAAATGATATTTTGTATGAAATAACTATGAAACCAGAAGCAGTGCAAGCTAAATTTAAAGACATTGGTGAAGTATATCTAGCTTTTGATGGTACACATATCCGTTTGTCTGACGCTGATAATATGGCAAATAATCTACAAAGATATGTTGCAGGATATGATGGCAATTTAGATTGGAACGGTGTTAGTGCAGGTGGTTTTATTGCAGAGTTAGACATTGCAACTGCAGACCAAGTACGTGATGGTATTATCAGTCCAAATCAAGCATTAGCTAAATCAAAAAATTTATACAACGGCAGTGAGTTTTTAGATGAATTTGGTAATGCTGACATGCTGTCTTATACAAATGTTGTAGAAGATAAAGGTCAGAAAAGTTATATTATATTAAATGGAGACATTGTAGATATACAACCTGCTAATACAACAGATCAAATTAAGTTTCAACTCGAAGTAGATAGAAAACAAACAGAGACATTTATGAAACCACTTAATTTATATAGTGATGTTGACACAACACAGGTATTGGATATACCTGAAAATGTTACTAAACATATAGAAAGTGATTACATTATGTCAGGCATGAGAAACATGGACAGAACTGTATCTACGTCAAAAGACGCACGTATATTATTTTTAAATGATAATGTTATTCCCACTGTTAAAGGCACTGGCAACATAAACACATTGTCAGATGAAATTATAAACATTATAAATCCTGAACAAACACTTAAAGAAAAAGCTAAAAAAAGAATAGCAGACAGAGGTAAAAATTTAGGTAAAAGATTAGGAGTAGTAAATCCATTAGCAGGTGGACCTATCGGTGCAGCTATTATGGAAGCATTAGATTACTATGAAACATTTGTTATGACTGCAGGATTAGCGTATGGTTTTGCACCAGACATAGATACATTTGTAAAAAACCAAGCAAACAATATGTTGGAAACTATGGCAGGCGCAGCAGGATATAAAATAAATTTAGACGATTACGAATATGATTGGCAAAGAGTAAATAAATCATTAGATTGGATAGAAGCTGTATCACCAACAGATATAGTATTAAAAAAAGCAGGCAAACTTATAAGTGAAGTAGGCGATACTGGTGCAGTTACAGGTTTTGGCTATGTACCTATTGAAGATACATTAGGTAAAACATTGACATCAGGGCAAACAAAAGAGAAAGAAAGAGATCCTATGTATGATAGAATAAGTAGGACATTTAGTGGACAATATTAATGGCAGTACAAGATAAATCAGCAAATAGACTTATAAACACTATATCTAAAGACTTTGAGATATGGGAAGAAATAACAGAATTTGGTAGTAAATTCTATCTTGTTGCACAATTACCTAGCTTTGAAGGAAGCGGGGGGGTGTTTACATGGCGTTACGAAATATCAGATTGGAACGCAGTAAAAGAAAAAGTAGCAGGAAATAATTTAGTAGCAAATGTTGTTGTAGATAGTGACTTTAATATTATTGAAGGTACATCAAGTATTACAGGACAAGACTATAGTAATAGCTTTTATTTTGGTAATGCTAACCAGTTATTGTTTTCTACAGCAGAACCAGGTGCAGAACCTTATGATCACTTAGTAGAAGCATTAAAAGAAGAAGCTAAATATAGTGAGTGGATATTGTCAGAAGATGAAGATGGTAGATTAGATTTCTTAGCTATAGCTATAGAGAATGCACTAGAAGGTAAACAAGTTAGAGCAGCAGATCTACAAAGAACTACTTGGTGGAAAACACATACACCTACAGAACGTGCAGCAGCAGAGTTGTTTGCAAGTGATCCTGCACAATATAAAGAAAAAGTTTTAAACACACAACAAACAATTGTTGACGGTATGATTGCACGTGGTGTGCAAACAATAAATGCAGATGTAGTTGCAGGTCTAACTAATTTGTTTAGTAAAGGAACTATATCTGATGAAGATGAACTAGGCAAGATATTAGATAAGATGGTAAATGATCGTATAAGATATACACCAGATCCAGAAGTACAAGCTGTATTAACAGGACAAAGTTTTGACACAATACTTGCTACAAGAGATTTAGCATTAGGTATAGATCAAATTATTGGACCTGGTGCTAGTGAAAACTATGACTTAGAAGCTGTATATAAAGAAGCACAAGCTAATCCTGCATGGTATAGCGAGGTGTTCATACCACAAGTAGAAGCAGCATTTCAAACTAAATATTCACAGTTTCAAGGTACAGAAGTAAAATCATACGAAACTGCAGCAGGTGCTTTTAGAAATGAATGGGAAAGTATTACAGGACAAAAAGCAGATGAAACGTCACCTGCATGGCAAAAGTTTTTTGCAACAAATGATGTAAAAGAAAGAGAAGATATTGCATTTGGAGAAGCAGCTAAATTAGGTACACAAACTTATAGAGATACATTAGCAGCTAAGATGGAAAAATCTTTTGGTAGAGCAGGACAAAGAGCCACAGGCGGAGGTAGATTTCAATGAGCATATTAGCTAGACTTGCACAGTTACAAGGTATAACTATAGATGGATTAGAGCCACCTAGAACTACACCTACTGCACCAGACAGAACACAAGTTAGAAATATTGTGTCAGCACCAGTTTTTGACTTTGCACCAGATCAAACTATAGAAGAAGTTGTTGAAGCTAGTGCAGGTGCAGCAGAAGCTGCAGGAATAATATCACAACCACCAGACGAAATTATACCGCCAAGTGAACCACCAAGTGATCCATTGGGCGGAGATGAATTAACAGGCGGTGCTTTACGTACAATAGTTTCTACACAAACAGTTATAAAAAATGGTAGAAATGTATTACAAACAATATACAGTGACGGAAGCATAGAAGAACAAGATTTAGGTCCAGTAGATGAAGGACCTCCTGCACCACCACCACCTCCAGGAACTACAGAAGTACCTGGCGATCCAGTAGAAGAGTTTGACGCAAGAGAATATGCAAGACTTAATTATTCATGGTTAGGTGATGATCTTATAGATACATTTTTACAAGAGTTTAATACTAATGGTGGTGATGAAGAAGAAGCATTAAGAAATCTTAGAACTACACAAGCATACAAAGATAAGTTTCCTGGAATATTTAGAGAAGATGGCACAACACTACGTATAGAAACAGATACACCAGAGCTTGATTACCTAAAGATACGTGAAGACTATGGGAACTTGTTACAAGATTACAACCTTAATCCAGAATACTTTGAGGGACAGATAGAGACATTGTTTGAAAATGATGTTGCACCTAGAGTATTTGAGCAAAGACTTAATGTTGCATACAACAGTTTGTTTCCACAGTTTGACGCAGTAAAACAATACTATGTTAACAACTATCCTAATATCTTTCCTACTACAGAAGATATTACAGATGAAGCTATATTTGCTAGTTTTATATCAGAAGATGTATCAGCAGATATTATCGAACAAAGAGTTAATGTATCACAAATAGGTGGTGCATTCTTAGAACAAGATTTTGCAATATCACAAGAACAAGCACAACGATTAGTTAGTGCAGGTTTGTCTGGTACTGGTGCGCAACAGTTAGCAGCTAGAGCAGAGACACAGCTACCAAGATTGCAAAGATTAGCTAGAAGGTTTACTGGTAGAGAAGATATATTTGGACTATCAGAGTTTATAGAAAGCGAAGTCTTTGGTGAAGGTGTTGCAGATCAAGTAAGAGAAAGACTAGAAGCAGAACAAGCTACAGTCTTTACAAGAGAAGGTGGCGCTGCAGTTACACAAGCAGGTGTTACAGGATTGGTAGAACAATAATGTTTAAATGGGTTAGAGCAAGAAATAAAAAAGGTCACTTTGTTGCTGACAAAGCATGGACATGGTGGAATGACGCTTATAAAATAAAATTAACACAATCAGGAAAAAATCTCGTAGCAGTACTTTTATGTGTTATAATAATATTACTGGCGTGGGCAGTATCCGCTAGGTAAAAAATAGATCGCCATTCTGGTTTAGGGTTCCTACGTCCTAGCCACGTATTAAATTCGTAGAGGTGTTGTATGCGTAATTACAGCGCCCATTCAGCATGTAAACAAATACTGTAATCACTCCCAATACGATCCACACCTTATTGGAGAATAGTGTAATAGTGTGAGAAATGGAGAATATCAATGACAGACGAAATAATGGAAAGCAACGAAACTAACGAAGGCATAAAAGGTTTAAGGGAAAAACTTAAATCTGTAGAACAAGAGAATAAAGAACTAAAGAATGTTGTAAAGACTTCTTTGTTTAAAGATGTTGGATTAGATCCTAATTCTGGCACAGGTAAGATGGCTTACGATCTTTATGATGGAAAACCAGATACTGCAGAACTAGGTTCATGGCTTAAAGAAACTTACAATATCGATACTGAAGTACAGCAGAACAACGAAGTAGCTGCTGCAAAGATCGCTGAAAGTGACGACAAGCTAACACAAATACAACAAAACTCTGCAGCTGCACAACCTGCAGATTGGACACAGAAAATGCAAGACGTTATAGCAAGTGGAGACACTTCTGTTAGAGATAGTCTAAGAGCAAAATTAGCTTTACAAGAAGAACTTAAAAGAAAATAACTCGTAAGAGAGAAAGGCACATTTAAACATGGCAGCAATATCAGGTGCAAATCCTATAGTCGCTAGTGACGTGAACAACTTTACTGGTGAACTGTTTAAGATCACACCTCATAGAACACCATTACTTGCAGCAGCAGGTGGTTTGAATGGTGGAGACGCAATACAAAGCACATTCTTCCAATTCCAAACACAAGACAATGCAACTGTGACCTCTGTTACTCCTGATGATGAAGGTGGCGCACCTAACTATTCAGGTAGAAGCAGATCAGCACAACAAGGTGTTCTACAAATTTTCCATGAAGCAGCACAAGTATCTTATACTGCACAAGCAGCTTCTGCGGAAATTGTACCGTTTGATCTTAGCGGTAACTATAAAAACTCTGATCCTGCATTAGCATTAGCAGGAACAAATCCAATTACTGATGAGTTAGCTTATCAAATGGAATTAGTATTAGAAACAGTAGCAAAGAAAGTCGAATGGTCAGCATTTAACGCTTCTTACAATGACGGTACCACAGGTAATCGTCAGATGAGAGGTCTTAAAGAACACCAAGACTTATCAGGCGGAAACTCTGTCAACAATGATGACGGAGGAGGAACTCCTGCAGCACAAAAATTAAACTGGGCTATCATTGCTGACGCTATGAAAGCGTTATATGACGCAGGCGCACCAATGAGACAACCAGTACTTTTTGTTTCTCCAACAATGTTGTTGGATCTTAACAAAGAATTGATTAGTGCTTCAGTAGGAACCGTAAACTACGGTATTTTACCAAGAGACAGAAATGTCGGAGGTGTTGACATTGATACAATCGTCACACCATTCGGATCACTCGGAATGGCATTGTCTGACTTCTTGCCTGCAGGAACTATTTCTGGTTCTAAGCAAGCATTTATCGCTGACCTATCTTTTGTCAAACCAGTATTCCTTAACATTCCAGGTTATGGAACTATGTTTGTAAGAGACTTAGATCAAAACGATAACGCAAGAATTGCAAAAGCAGTATATATGGAAATGGCTTTCGATTTCGGACCACAACAATATCACTGTGCAATCGACAACGTAGTAGGTTAATCCTACTAATTATTAATACTCTAAGACCGCTAATCCACCTTAGCGGTCTTTAGAGTA